CAAAGTGTTAATAAGATTAGAAAGGCTGCATCATATGCAAGACTTAATGATAATTCCTTCGTATTTACATGTACTAAAGATGGTAATTTGACTCAACATTCATATCCACGTACAGGAACTACAGTTCCACCAATAATTAAGGTTGGTCTTTCTACTTGTTATCATAATTTGTCATTTACTGGTGGTAGTGGTACAGGATTCGAAGCTGATATTACTGTTGGTACAGGTGGAACTGTTATTGATTATAATGTTATCGATAGAGGTTATGGATATAAGAATACTGACGTATTAACTGTACAAGGCATACCATTTGAACCAGGTATTTCAACCAGTGCATTTACATTCACTGTGAATAAAATTATTAATGATACTTTTGCAGGATTTAGTTTCGGTCAATTAGTTGCTCTTGATAATTTCTCTAATGATTTTGATGGATTAACTAAGTCATTCTTATTAACAAGATTAAACCTCACAACTGGAGTTAAGGATGTTGTAACTATACTTTCACTTGATACTTCTATTGAGGCTGCAAATAATCTTCTTATATTCTTAAATGATGTACTACAGAAACCAGGAGAAAATTATACTCTTGAAGGTGGTACTACCTTGAACTTTGTTGAGGCTCCTAAAAAAGATAGTAAATTACAAGTGTTATTCTATAGGGGTGGTAATGCTGATATTGAAGTATTGAATCCAGTTAGGACGGTTAAAGTTGGGGATAAACTTCAATTACTTAGAGATAATGATGTTCCTACACAGTCAGATCGTGTTATTTCTGATATTACTGATGTAAGTAAAATTGAAACACCTTCTTATGGTGGTGGTGGAATTAGTACTAATCCATCTTTAGTTAGAGTATCTTCTTGGAAAAAACAAGAAAGTGATTTAATTGTTGATGGTATTCCTATTTCTAAGGAAAGGTCTAACTATACAGCTAAATTTAATCCAGTTGGAACTATAATTAGACCTATTTCTGCATCTGATACAACCATGTATCTTGATAGTGGATTCCCAATGTTTAGTGCTTATGATAATAGAACAAGTAATACTAAGGTTCTTGGAAAAGTAGAATTGTTGAAAATAGCTGATGTTGAGACTGCTCGTGGTACAGTTGTTGTTTCTGCTGGTGGTAAAGTAGATTCTATTACTATGAATGAATTTGGAGCTGGATATGAGTCTGCTCCTGTGATATCTATTGCTTCTACTATTAGTCAGACACCAGAGATTGGTGCTACATGGGTTAAGAAATCATCAGAAACTGATATTAACTTTAAGGGAGTTGATTATACTCCAGAAGGTATATTTGTTGCGGTAGGAAGTACTTCTGGTATTAATACATCTACAGATGGAGTTACTTGGACAAAATCTTTAGGTGCTTCAGGAACTACTATAAATGCAGTTACTGGACTATCAACTGCAATTGTTGTGGTTGGTACAGGTGGAACAATCTCTGTTAGTACTGATAGGGGATCTAGTTTTGGACCTTCTAAGATTTATCGTAAGATTCAGACTGGATTTATTCCTTCTTATACAGATGTAACTATTTCACAAAGTTTGAGGGGAGTTGCATCTGGAGTTGTTCCAGTTGCTCAGATTCAGGGTGGTCAAGTTGTAACCGTTAATAGAGAAAGGACTGTTGCTGTTGGTGCTGCAGGAACTATTCTTTATAGTGAGCCAGGAGATGCTGGTATTGCAACTGCATTTGTTGTTGCTAATAAATGGGCAACACAACAGTTTAATGATGTTGAATATAATAATGGAACATTTGTTGCTGTAGGTAATGCAGGTGCATTATACAGATCAACTGATGGTGAGATTTGGTCTGGTGTCACTACTACAAGTATTAGTAGTAATATTAATGCAATTGGATATGGTAATACTGAATGGGTTGCAGTTGGATCTGCAGGATCTATCTTTAAATCTATAGATGATGGTTTGACTTGGAATATTGTTGGTACTGGTGGTACATTTGCACTATGGTCAGTTAATCATCAAGATAATGTTTGGTTTGCTGCTGGTGGTAATGGTATGGGTTATAACTCCCTTAATGGAGATAACTGGTATAAGAAACATCTGATTTCTGATGGTAGTCCAGTAGGAGTGCAAATAAATGGACTTGCCTTTGGAGATAATAAATTAGTTGCAGTTGGTGTAAGTTCAAATATACATTACAGTCAATTTGAAGTTACTAAAGCTACTGCAACTGCTACAGTTAGTGCTGCTGGTACTGTTAATGGAATTACTATTACAAACGGTGGATTTGGTTATGATGTAATTAGTCCTCCCAAATCATTATTCTCAACACAAACAGTTGTACGTGAAAGAATTACCGATGTTAACATCAAGGGTGATTATGGAACTATTGTTGCTGTTGGTAAGAGTACAAGTGGAGTTAATAGTCGTCCAACAATTAACCTTAAATTAGATTCTGCTGCTTACTTAAATCAAGAAGCTTTTGGTGATGGAACAACTCCTCTAGTTAAGTCTGGTATTGCGGTTGGTGATTATTTTGTTCTTAAAGATACCAGATTTGGACCATATGGTGGATTGACATCAACCGATGGAAGTGGAAACACTATAGGTGTTGGTACTTATAATGCAGATGGCATCTACAAGGTTGAAGGTATTAATTATAGTGGTAATATTGCTAATGTAATATGTAATGTTTCTAACGTTGGTTTAGTAACAGCTGCAACTGCAGGTAATACTGCTGGTGCTGCAACTAGTATGTCATCTGATCTTGGTCATTATAGTTGGTCTAAGTTATATAATATAACAAGATCTACTACTCCTAAGACGTTTACAGTTAATGCTGCAAATGGATATACAGGACTCTCCACTGGTCCTACAGCTACAAGAATTTCACCTTTAGCTTTAGAATATGAGGACTTAGATTTTAACATCTAATTAAATTCATAAATAAACAAAAATAGTCTAGTAAAATGCCTGCGATTATTTCAGATCAATTTAGGATATTAAATGCTGCGAATTTTGTCGCTGGTGTAGCTGATACATCGCAGAATTATTATACTTTTATTGGTTTCTCTAACTATAGTGATGTAGAACAAGGATATGGTGCATCAGATTGGAACACCAATACTCCTGCTCCGTTTGATGGATTCCAAGAATCCAATGATGTATGGGATACCATGCTTGGTATCAAGAAGATGGGTGCTGGTGATATACAAAGGATGGTTAAGAAGTATACATGGACTGCTGGTACTGTATATGAGATGTATAAACACTCATATACTAGAACAAGTCAAAGTCCAAAGACAGCTTCAACTAATTTGTATGATGCACAGTATTATGTTGTAAACAGTGATCTTAAGGTTTATATTTGTATTAATAACGGTCAAAGTCCAGATAACCCACAGGGTAGACAGTCTCTTGACGAACCTGATTTTGTTGATTTAGAACCAAGAGCTGCTGGTACTAGTGGTGATGGTTATGTTTGGAAGTATCTTTACACCATTAAACCAAAAGAAATTATAAAATTTGATTCTATTGACTTTATGCCCGTCCCTACTGATTGGGGTACTGGTGAAAGTGCAGATATAAAAGATAATGCTGTAGATGGGAAACTTGAAACCGCAATTGTAATTAATAGTGGTGGTGGATACCAACCTATTGGTACTACATTTAATAATGTTCCTATTCTTGGTGATGGAACGGGTGGTAAAGCATCTGTTACTGTCAATTCTCAAGGAAAAGTTTCTGATATTACCATTACTAATGGTGGTACTGGATATACTAGAGGAAATATTGAATTTTATCCAGGCGGGCCTGGGGCAGAAACAGGTACACCTATTACTGGATTATCTGCTGTTGGTGTAGGAACAACTTCTATTGCAGAATTTGAAGTTATAATTCCACCTCCTGGAGGACATGGTAAAGATGTCTATCGTGAACTTGGTGCATTTAGAGTATTAATGTACGCTAGATTTGAAAATACAGTATCAAATCCAGATTTTATTGTTGGAAATGACTTTGCACAAGTCGGTGTTATTAAGAATCCAACAACTATGAGTGGTGCTGCATTGACTCAAGATACTGCAGTTCCTTTAACTTCACTTAAACTTAAGACCATAAGTGGAGGAAATATAGCTGATACTGTTTATACAGTTGATACTCCAGTTACACAAACAATTGGTGTTGGATCTACTGCTATTGGTTATGTAGCTAATTGGGATGCATCTACTGGTGTTTTGAAGATGTATACACCTACTGGTATTGGATCAACAACTACTGGTTTTAGAATGGTTGATTTTGAATCTGCAATTGGTGCGGGAGGAACACATACCCTCTCAGGTCAAGCTTCTGGTAATGCTTTAGCTATAGATAATAGTTTTGGTACAAGTGCTAATCCAGGCACTGCTACTACTGTAGGAACTGCAATTGTCCAACTAGGACAAAACTTTGTAGAAGGTGTTGCCGACCCAGAAGTTAAAAAATATTCTGGTGAGGTCTTATACATAGATAACAGGGCCGCAATACAACGTAGTGCAACCCAAAAAGAAGATGTCAAAATTGTA